ATAAATCTATCGCGGCCCACCACCAGTTGGCTATCGAAAAAGCGACTGAAGCAACAACACCGGCCAGCAGCGAAAAGGCTGACTGATGTTAGATCTGACCGCGTGGGTGAATAAAGCCGCACCTCATTGTGATTACCCGGTTGAGCAGGAAGCGAACCTGGATGATGCCCAAAATACCCGGAGTTTTCCGTCGGTGAGTTTGGTGCCAGGGCGTGACCAGGTTCAACACGCTGGTATGCATCCTAATGTGAAGCATGAAGTCACATCAGAGGTAATGCTGGTAACGGCAATCTCTCGTGGTAGCCGGGATGGCGACGACAGTGATGAGTTAAACGGTATTCGCCTAACAGTACTGAGTCAGTTTATCAACTGGCAGCCACCAGGCGCTGACAATGTGGTTTTGTGGCAAGGCGGTCAGCTATTGAAACTCAACAATCAAAGCATTTTTTGGGTTGATGTGCTCTCAATTGAGCACACCTTTAAGAAGGTGGAGGAAACCCTGTGAAGAGTAATAAGCGTGCAATGCTGTTTTTGATGGAAGGTGCTTATAACGATGGCACTACTGATCCTGCAGCAATCAATGCATTGAAATTGCGTGACCTATCACTGACGCCAATGACCGGTAGTGATGTTGAACGTAAAGCCGTTAGGCCATATTACGGCAATTCACCAAAAGCCCCTGGTGAGAAGTTTGTAGAACTGAACATTGAGCTGGAAGCCGCTCCATCAGGTGCTGCAGGTACAGCACCAAAATATGGTGATCTGCTACGTTGTTGCGGTATGTCTGAGGCGATTGTGGCTGCTACGAGCGTGACCTATGCCCCGATCTCAGATAACGAAGAGAGTGGTGTATTTTTCGTCAATATGGATGGCAATTTACACAAAGGGCGTGGTGCCCGTGGCACCGTTTCTCTGACTGCTAATGCCGGTGAAATTCCATACTGGAAAATCAAACTCGTTGCTCTGTTCAGTCCGGTTGAAGCCGGTGCAATTCCGGCGGGTATCGACGTGTCTAGCTGGCTGGATTCGCTGGTCGTCAATAACACCAATACTGAGACACTGACGTTTATGGGGACTGAGTGTTCTTTCAGTAAGTTCTCATTCGATGTAGCGGCTGATGTCTCTCAGAAAAATGTCGTCGGTAACCTGGGCGTTGAGATTGTAGGCCGTAAGCCCAGCGGGTCGATCTCCATTGAAGACCCTGGTGTGTCGGGCAAAAACTTCTTTGACTCGCATGAGAAAGCTGAGTACGGCACCTGTGTGCTAACGCATGGCAAGAATGGGGGTGAGATCATCGAGATTACGATGCCCCGCATCAGTCATGAAGCACCGAGTTACGGTGACAACAGTGGTACTCAAATGCTGGACATGAAGTTCACACCGGAGCCGATCAGCGGCAACGACGAGTTCACTATCGTCTTTAAGTAACCCGTTTTAACCCTGTTCCAATTTAAACCCTTTTTAAACTCTTGCTTCTATTTATATAGGTAATGTTATGGCTAATTTTGTTCTGAATACCCAGCGTACATTTAAACAACCGGTTCCTATCGTTGTTCATGATGAAGACGGTAATGAAGTCAAAGGTGGGTTCTCAGCCGTTTTTAAGATTTTGCCCAACGATGAGTTAAAAGCCGTGATGGCTGAAAACGATGATACGCGTCTGATTGATCTGGTTCTGGTTGAAGTCTCAGGTATTGAAGTACCAGGTAAAGATGGCCAGATGTTGACTGGTGATGAGCTACTAAATGCAGTGAAAAATGACCCTGCTGCAAATGTTGCCATGATTGCTGCATACCAAGGCGCGATTGCAAAAAAGAACCAGCTCAAAACCTAATTGACCTGGGCCGGACCTACTTTGAAAAGCCAGATCGGGTGAGCACCGATCTGGCGGCTTTTGGGCTGGCCGAAGAAGAACCACAAGCCCCTGAAGCTTTTCAGGTATTGCCAGAAAACTGGCCTGCGTTTGAGTTGTTTATGGCGTGTCAGCAGGACTGGAATTATACCCCGATGGGGATAGTCCTGGGGCTGGATAAAGCTGCTCTTTTGGCCACTATGCAGATGTATCAAATTCCCCCTGAAGATCAAAAAGCCCGGCTGAATCAGGTCATGCTGATTGTTCGTGGTGCCCTGGAAATGTTGCGTAAGGACTGATTTATGTCTGACGATCTCACCTTAAAACTTGTACTTAAAGCAGATGGTAGCGGTTTAACCGGTACGCTGAGAAATGCTGAGGGTGAGGTTCAGAAGTTCGGTAACACCACGGAGCAAGAAGCTAGCCGTGCCTCAAGCGCAATGGGGAAAACGGCTAAATCCGTCGATAACGTTTCTGATCGCCTGGGCGGTCTTGAGCGGACGGCTGGTAATGCAGTAAAAGCCCTGGCTGGCTTTGTTGCGTTGCAGGCTGGTTTTGACCAGGCTAAACAACTCACTCAGACGATTGCTTCCTATCAAGATATGACAACCCGATTAGAGGGGTTGTCATCCAGCGCTGCAGCCTTTGCAGATAATGAACAATACCTAATTGATCTAGCTGGCCAGCATCACAAAGACCTGTTGGTTTTAGGTGATGGTTACAGTCGAATACTGGCATTAGAACAAGCGCAAATTGTTAGCCGGGAGGAAGGCCGGGAGATTCTTGAGGGCTTGTCTAACGCAAGTAGTAAATTAGGCGCGTCAAACGAGCAGCTTGAACAGTCACTCTATGGACTGGCTCAAGGTCTATCAGCTGGTACGCTGCGAGCTGAAGAGCTTAACCAGATCACTGAACCTCTCCCTGGTTTATTGCAAGCCCTGGATCGTGCATCAGGCCAAGCCGCTGGCGGATTTCGTCAATTGGTAAATGATGGCCAGATCACATCTGATATGTTCCGTGACACCTTGATCGTAGCATTTCAGGATTACGAAGGTGCTGCAGCTGCCACAGCAGATAATCTGAATGCTAAATATGCAGATATCCGGCTCAACTACACTTTGTTAGCTCGTGAGCTGGAAGAGCCTATAACCGATGTGATGAACCCAGTTCTCACAGCTACAGCGGATACGCTTAAGTATCTTACTGCTAATACAGACGAGCTGCTGTCTGCTATGGGTACTCTAACCCAGGTGTCACTCACTTGGCTTGCTGCATATAAAGGCGCACCTGTATTGCTAAAAGCTGTGGCTGCCAGTCAGTTGATGTTAAACGGAACCATCAGCGCGGGCACTGTTCGTATGACTGCTGCAACAGTAGCCACTAAAGCCTGGAGAACAGGTTTAATGATGTTGGGTGGTCCAGCCGGTGTCGCAATTATTGCGGGTATTACTGCAATTACTTTTGCAGTTCGTCAGCAGCAAGCACAAGTACAAGCCACCTCTGATTTGCTAGATGAAGTTACTCAGAAGGCCAATAACTACCAGGAGCAGGCCCAAACTGAAAGCGGTTTGACTGCAAGCCTGGAGGCTGAAAAACAAGCCCTGGCAGAGTTAAAGGCATCTATCGCCCCTGCTCAAGAGTCTCTGGCAGGTCTGCAGCGAATGATCAATTCCGGCGCATATAGCGGTGAGATGCTGCAGGATCTGAAGGATAGTTATCAGAAAGTACAGTCTGAGCTATCAGCTACAGATGGCAGCATCGATGCGCACCAAGCCAAAATCAAGCAATTAGAAGACGCCCTGGGTGATTTGACTGGTAAGAATGCAGCTGTGGCCACTGCTGCAGCGGATCAACAGAAAGCGTTTAATCAGTTGGCTAATGGCCTGAATGAACAGATTGTCACTCTGGAAGGCGGCAAACGTGCTCAGTTTGAGTACCGTTTATCGCAGAAAGATTTGACTGACGATATGAAGGCAACACTGCTTGCTCTTTACGACTACAAGCAAGGGCTAAGCGATACCCAGAAATCTGAAAACGAAGCTGCTGCAGAGAAAGAGAAATTGCAGGACTGGTACAAATCCTTTCAGGAAGAGATTAATCCAGCTGCTGCAGCTCTGAATGAATATAACGAAACTCTCTCTAACCTTAAAACACTACTGGGTGAAGGCTCTGCTGAGTATGAGCTGATGGCAGGTCACGCCAAAGCATTGTTTGATGAAGCGACTAAGAGTCCGTTTGATCAATTAAACGAAGAGCTGACCAATCAGCGCGAGTTAATCGGTCTGTCAGCTCGTGAAATTGCTATCGAGACCAACCTCAGAAAGCTCGGCGCTAATGCGACGAAAGAACAGCGTGAAGAGATCTCTCGCCTGGCTGGCGAAATATTTGACCTGAATGAGGCGTATAAAGGCGCTGATGAGTTTAATGATCAGATCGCAAACTTTGAGCTATCCGTTGATTCAATCGGTGATGCCTGGACACGCACTGGCGATGCGGCCAGCCAGGCGATTGCATCCATGTCGAAGACCTATATGGAATTCGCAGAGCAGAGCGCAAACGCTGCTGCTGACCAGGATAAGATTGATGAGTATCGCTTACAGAATCAAAAGAACCTGGCTGATGGCTTAATTGAACACTCTGAATTTCAGAAAAACGAGTCCAAGCTAAAAGAACAACAGGCTAACCTGGATGAGCAAAATGGTGAAAACCAGATTGCCTTATACCACGGTTTAGCCGGTGCCATGACTGAAGCGTTTGCAAAGGGGTCAGCAGAGGCGCAAGCATTCCAAGTGATTCAGCAAGGTCTGGCGTTATATGACGGCATTAGAGCTGTTGTTAATGCGTGGGCTGCGCCCTATCCCGCAAACATCCCTAATGTCGCATTAACAACAGCCAATGTTGCGGCTCTGCTGAGCCAGATGGGTCAATCTTTCTCTGGTGGCGGCGGTGGATCTGCGCCTTCTATGCCAACCGAGCAAATCGGTTTTGAAACAGCCAAAATGGACAACGAATCGGTTGTCAGTCGGTTGGATCAGCAGATTGAGTTGTTGGAGGCTATCGAGCGCAATGGTTCAGCGTCTGCGATAAATGTTGATCTTGCAGCGGCTGAGTATCAAGGTGCGATTTTTGAGTGGGTTGAGGATGTTTTTGATAGCTCGCGCATGGGCTATGTCAATGCGATGTTTGATGCCAGCTCATCGGCATGGGCGGCAATCGAAGAGCATTATAAAAACCTTGAGATCGCTAACCCATATGAGATTCAAGGCGATCAAATCCGCATTAATGCTGAGCAGTATTATCGTGATCCTAGCGCTCTGATTGCTGTTATTAAAGACATTAGCCAATCTTCTAATGATGGGTTTAATTACTCTGGGCCGTTTGGTCAGTCAATCGCTGACGAGTATGGCTACGGTGAGGATGCACACGAAGCGTTCCGTGCCGCAATGCGCAGCTCTTTCACTGAGCTGCAGGGTTACTTAAATGATTGGGCTGTTACGTCAATAGAGTCGCTAACTGACCTGTCAGACGCATCAGAAACCATGAAAGAAAGCTTCGATGCGATCACAGGGACGTCTCGCTATGCCACTGAAGAATTAAATGAAGCCTATGCTGCCCTGGATCAGATATCTGGGGGCAATTATGCGGGTTATCTCGAAGAGAACATAGACGCTATAGCCAATGCAGAAGGTTGGTTAGAACAGCTGACAAACAGCTATGACGAGCACGGAAACCAGCTCACAAACTTCCAGTTATTGCTATCTAAAGACACTGCTCTATTTGAAGACCAGGCTGTTGCTTTAGAACAATTTAATGCCATCCTGGATGGCACCTTTGAGGGCGGCGCGGAAGAAGCTCTTAATTTTATGAGCAGTATTGAGCTTGTCGCTGAGTCAATGCAGAAAACCAGGAAACTGGAAGATCGGATTCTAGAGCTGACCGACTCTGAAGAGTATTTGATTGTAATGCGTCAGCGTGAACTTGATGCACTCACAGAGTCACAGCAAGCACTGCAAAAACAGATTTGGGTACTGGAAGACTGGTCTGCTGCGGTACAAATCGGTGACATGATTGATGATGCGTTACGCACGCTATCCAGCGCTGAGAGGACCTTAGACAGTGCAAATCGGGCAATGGTTGCTCTCGGCATGACCGGCATCACTTATTACGATGCACTGACAATCCTTGATGACTACGATACTGACGCCTTGGTCGGTTTGGCTGATGCTCTCGGTATGTCGTTTGAAGATATCCAGGCCATGATCCAGCAGATCATTAATGGCAACGAGCAAATTACAGGCGGCGGGTCTGGTGTGTTGTCTGTCGCTGATGCAGAGGCGGCAGTAGATGCAGCTACAATCGAGTTGTCAGATGCTGAGGATGCAGTGTGGAATTTTGCTGATGTTATCAACGAATCATTTGGCGGTGTGATCCCGACGATTGATGAGTTTAACGCGGCGTTTGGTGATATGGGCTCTGATGAGCTGGCAACAATTAAATCAACATATTCTGATCTGATTGATCAGATCGGCGGGCTGCCAGACTCTATCGGTGAGTTACGTGAGAATTATTTTGATCAGTTTGATTCGATGGAGCTTGTCAAACCCACAGAGGGGATTGCGAAGCAGATCAGTGATGTCTATGAGGAGTTTCTGGGGCGATTGCCGGATGCTGATGGGCTTGATTATTGGCTGACCGAGTTCAATAACGGCGTTAGCTTTGAATCTATAACTGACAGTATTACGGGTGGTATTGAGGCTGCTTTATATGACGCGGGCGGCATTAATCTTGATGTCTTTGATGCATATGATGATGTGTTGGGCCGACTACCCACTCAGCAAGAGTTGAATGACGCATTTGCTGATATTGAGCTGGGTGCGAGTATACAAGATGTTATCAATGATCTAATGAGCACAACTGAAGCATCGTTGTACGATCAGTTCAAGGATCTTGAGGGGGATTATAGTCATTATCTTGATTCTGCTGCAGATAGTGATGGGCCTGCGGGTTTAGGGGCAGCTTTGCAGAAATTGGAAACAGCAAAGGTCAATCTC